AAATATATTATAAAATGGCACTAGTAATTAAGGATGAAATAGCAACAAGCGGAGGAGTAACCTCAAAAGCTTTTATAAATATCCAAAAAATAGTAATTAATACTGATCAGTCGATCCAGGTTTCTATTAATCTCTATCTAGATCAGGATGCTAGCATAGCTAATCCGGCATCAACCGTTATTGTAAATGGTATACCTAAAAGATTTGGTATCTCAAATATTGGCAGTCCGAGCCCTTTAGATCTGATTCAAACTGATCCGATTTACGATGTTTGTTATGATGAAATCAAACTGATCCTAACAGAAAAGGGATATTCAGTAGTAGACGCGGATGCTGGCGATGGTCCTAGATCCAGGTCTTGATCGTGAATGGAAGAACTCTTTCCTCTGTTAAGATTTCATAGAGATCCTCCATTATCGAAGTATTAAATGGCAGGCCCATTCCAATCCCACGAGTAAAGGCGACTGTGCTAGAGATTGAATTAGCAACGTCGTCAAACGGGGTCCCTCGATCTCTTAAAATCAGGGAAACTGTGTTTCGTTCAAGATCCATTCCCTTTAGTCTTGCATCTGAGTCCAGCTCAGAATCAGAAATCTGATCCTCAGGCCCAATTGAAAAGTTATCGATCCTCTCGAGTCGACTTCCCATTTTCATTCTTGAGTCAAATCTAAGTTTCCAAATCTCCACTTCCTCTGATTTGGAACGATTCATCATAAAGAAGATCTCCTTCTCCTGGTGTACCTTTGTATTTAGGGTGTAAATATCACAGGATTCTAGAACGTCCAATATTTTTTCTAGGTAGTCAATTAGCAGGCTCGTAAAAAGATAGTTGGCACTCTTAAATACTTCAAGTACCTCTTCGGGAATCTGATATATTCTTCTAAGACTTTCCCGAATCTCTATTAATCTAGGATTGTCCCATACCGGTTTCAGATTAAAGTTAAAGACTGTGCCTTCAACTGCCAGATTATTCAGATTCAGGGTATGAAAGACAATCTCATTAAAATCTGAAATATCTCCTCCATCTAATTTATCCCTAAATTTCTTGTTAGCTGCAAGCAGAACATACTTTAAGAGCTCAGCATCGAGGCTTCCAGATCCTCGAGTGATCCATAGCGGATCTAATATAGGCTTTTTTCTACTCATGTATACTATTATTTATTCTACTGCAAAAAAAGAGTTCAGTTTACCAATTTTAGTTAAATAAATAATAAAAAGCTGATTCCTACACTTAATGGCTAATATAACGCTTAAATTGCTAATAAATCCTGAGAAAAATTCAATAACCTTCAGTAAGAATTATAGAATATTCTCTACTGCCGATCCGGTATGTGGAATAACAGGGTTTACAGACTTTGTCGAGGATGTGATTCTGGATCCACCTGGTGCACTCGACCTGGGAAACTTAAAAAGATATTTTAGATACTCTAGAAATTCACTAGATTGGTCCCTATGGTACGAGGTGGAACCTGGTAACCTGGGAGAGGCTGATGACATCATTCTGGAAGAATCTTCTGACTTCTATTTTGAAGTCAAGTACGAATACGATGACGGCACGACTGACGAGATGGCTTCCACTATTCAAATAAATGAGATTAAGCTTAGATTTGCAAAGGGTACCACTTGTACCATGCCTAATACCTATTCCCCTAGAACCCTAGTATCAGACGAGAAGTATACTTCAATTATTACTACGACTGATCCGGGATTTAGACCTTATCAGGTGGACGGGGCCATTAATATATTCAAGGAGATGTCCTTCTATACCAATAAGATATACGGACATGAAGTGGTCTATTTTAGAACCGTGCCTGAATCAGACAGTGGAGACTACATATTTAAGGAGTGGACACTATTTAAAAACGTGGATCGAAAGTGCATTAAGGTGATGGTACCTGAAAATAAATTTCCGGAAAACAATCCTAAATTTTCTGAATTTGAATTAGACTTTCAATTGCCATTTGAGATCCATATTGATCACAGGTATTTTCAATCCATCTTCGGCAAGCATTCACATCCTAGGCATCGAGATTTTCTCTATTTTCCTTTGGTAAATCGAATGTACGAGGTACAGGGAAGTTATATCAATCGAGGATTCATGATGGAGCCGGTATTCTGGAAAGTAAGTCTTAAAAAGTACAATCCAAATATCGATACCCTGTTAACAGACGACTCCAGACAGTTTTTGGATAATGTAATCCAGAGTGCTGAGGAACTGTTTGGATCTGAGGTTGAACGTGATATTAAGGACGGAACCATGCCGGATCAATACAGTACAATAAGTAGAAGATTTGATTCATCTAGAGGTGCAATTCATCCGGATCTGATTACCCGGCCACTGAACTATAAATTTAATCATGCTAATCTAATTGAAAATTACTATGATTTAGGTTCAATACCGACTGTTGAGCGTCAATACATAGTGACTGGAGATGCAGTACCGACTGCAACTACTGTAAATGTTGAAAACATACCGAGCATTAATCCTGGCGATCAGTCCTCGTATAATACAGTTCTGGCTTATCAAGGATCTGGACCATTTACCTCGTGGGTGAACAATGCTTTAATGACGACTGATAAAAACGTCAAGGGATCAGAGTCTAGATTTGTCCGGGTTAGAGCTCCATTCGACACCATTCCAAATCACGTAGGTGACTCAGACTCAGGTAGATACGTTAGGATTGAGGCATATACAAATCTTTCGTTTAATAAACAGAGATCTATTATGACGTCAATTGACTCGAACGGAAATACAGTAGTTAAGTTTAAAACTCGGGAATCTGCGATAGTATACAAGGCTGAACCGGTTTTTAATACTACTGACGTAAAGAATTTAACGTTCACTTCCCTTTTTAACGTGAGCTCGAGCAGCGATGCAGTTCAGTTCCTAAGCGGATACGACAACGATACTCAGACCGGAATAAAGATTTCGGCCCAGTTTAGCAGATACGTAAGTACCGCTCCAGAAGGGGACTTGACCCTGTTAATAGACCTGAATTCAAATGCCTTTTCATACACCCTAAATAACTTTAAATCCGGTGAATGGCATGCAATTGTAGTCTCTCTTTCTAATGAATTTGGACAGAAGGGAATCTACGTATACTCGATTAAAGAGGATCCAGCCGACTTGATTAATCACAACGATTTCATCAAGATTTTTGAAGATAAGTCAACTATGCCGGTTTCCGAATTTAATTTAAGTGGATTTAAGTACTATATCCCGTCCTCTAACCTACTCATTGCAAACGTCAGACTATTCAATACCATGTTAAAGGAGGACGATCATGATTTTGTACTGAGCCAGCAGTATATAAAGGACGAGTCTAAGCTTATAATTATTGACAATTGCAAGCCTCAACTTAATTTACCATACATCGCTAAAAATAGATAATAAATGCAGAATTCAAATCACGAAAATATCACCAATCGAAACACCCAAGATATATTTCTTAGGAACGCAACCCTTGCTCTTCTTGACGTGCTAAACCGACGAATAATAATTGATCTTGTAAGGGGAGACGTGATAGAAAAGCATGAAGTTCCGTTCTTCTATAATTTTGCTGGAACCGGAGGATTTATGCAGGATTTCTTCATCGATATTCCTGGGGATTGTAAATATCCTGAGTTTGCAGATGGAAACTATGATGTTATTCCTCGAGGAATTGTGACGATCAATAGTTTTGCAATTAAAACCGGAGACATAACAAATAAGTTCGTCAGAGGCACCTTCACACAGGAGGAGAGGGACCAAAACGATCAGAAGGTAATGAAGGCCTATTCATCAAGACTTTATAGTCTGCCAATGGATATAAAGTTTGACATCAAGGTCAAAACAGATAATCTTAATAAAACCTTTAAGATCATTGAGAAGATTTTTGACTTCTACTATAAAAATGAGGTAGTCTATTTTCAATATCGGGGAATCCGAATCCCAGGGCAGATTAGATTTCCAGATAGTATCACCAATGACAAGAAATACAATTTTGTATATACGGATGACACTTATGTTAATACTAGTTTTGCCATTGATATGGAGACCTATTATCCTTCATTTGATGATTCATCTACTATGTACAAAGGAAACACGATTCAACAGTGGGGATCTGGGATTAAACTTGAAGGATCTAACACTAGAATTGATCTAGATTGGGTCGATACAGATTATCCAAAAACAGAATAAAATATGAGAGCAAGAATTAAATCATTTTCTGAATACGTCGGAGAACGTTCAATATCTGAAAGTTTAATGTATCATATTAATAATGATATATCGATAACCGAATCTGTTTATAGACCAGGCAGCACCGGTCACATCAAACTGCTATCTGAGGCTAGATCTCTATTTGAAAATGGAGTATTAAAACTCTCTCAGGTTGATTCTGGGCTATTTGAGGGGACTGAATTAGGCTTGACTGGTATCTATAATGGGCATGAAGTTCCGTTAGACCTGCCACTCGAGGCTCATCATATGAATGAAGCAGAATACAAGGGCCGGCAGGTAGAACTAAATGTTCCAAAAAGAGGAGGCAGCAAAAAGTTCTATGTATATGTACGGAATCCAAAAACTAAAAAAATAAATAAAATAGAATTCGGAGACACTTCAGGTTTAACTGCCAAAGTAAGAGATCCTAAGGCCAGAAAGAGTTTTGCTGCACGTCACCGATGCGCAGAAAAGAAGGATAAAACCAAGGCTGGATATTGGGCATGCCGAGTTAACAGATACGCCCATCTCTGGGGAGGAAAAACATATCCAGGATACTGGTGAAAAAAATTTAACATTTATGAATTACATTAAAGGATATAAAGAATGGAGATTATATGAATCGGTTGATAATAAAAAGATAGCCGTTTTATTCGATGGCACGTCTTCTGCTGGTAAATCATATACTGCAAAGGAATTAGATGCGGTTCCATTTTACGAAGCAACCGACCCAAACCAATGGGTTGTTATAGATAGCGACCATTTTAGTGGTGTAAACAATGAGGGTGAAGAAAGAAGACTAAAATTAGATACTCCTGATATTGCCGATTGGGCAAAAGGAAAAGAATATGGTATCGTTTCTAGCATATATAGAAAGGGCGGTGAAGATGTACCTAAAAACCCGTATGAAGATGAGTATATCGAAGGAACTGACCAAAGATTATGGTATGTTGCACAAGAAATTAAAACAGGTCCTTGG